GCCTAAAGACTAAGGCCGACATTATTGCCTCCCTCGCAGAAGAGGGCGTTACATGGTCTGTATATAACAGCACTATTAAAAAGATAGAAGAAGAGTCAGAAGAAATGTCAGTAGAAGTATTGCCAAAGTTTGATCCAAAAGCAGCACAGCCAGAAAATACAGTATTAGTAAGAATGACAAGAGAGAACTTTAGGTTTGATATTATGGGAGTAACCTTTACCAAAGAACACCCATTCGTAGCAGTTCCTGAAGATATTGCTCAAGAAATTTTCGATAAGGAGGAAGGCTTTAGGTTAGCATCTCCTAGAGAAGTCCAGGAGTACTACAGCTAAACTAAGTCAATAAAATGGCAGAGGTTTTAATTAAATCACAATCACCAATCGTTCATCAAGTATTTTGGAACGGTGAAATTGCAGTCACAGATTCATTGCCTATTGTTAAGATATATGACATAACTCTAGATGCAACAATTAACCCTGCCGTACTTCCAACGACCTTGTTAAATACTCTGACAGCTTCGCTAGATGAAAATAATCCTGGAACATATGTTGTAAATGTTCCTTATGCTCTAACTAATAGAAATAGGACTCTAAAGTTACAGTGGGAATACTCTGTAGGTGGAACGGCTGTTACAAAGTCAGACACTGTATTTGTAATAACCCCATATGTAGATTTTAACAACGTACAAGATTTAGGATTTAGCACAGACCCATCTGATCCAGGATATAAATCATATAAAGAATTATTAAGAGCAGAGAGATACGCCCGCAAGCAAATTGAGCAGTACACCGATCAAAGCTTTTTCCTTTATGACGATGTGTATGTGGCCTATGGATATGATTCAGATACACTTCCATTGCCAGCTAAAATAAATGCACTTCATAGCCTGACAATGAATGACACCCTTCTACTAGATAACATTAATAATATTAATAACTGGAATTTTCCTGTTCAAATTTCTGAAAGCGGATATGGGATTAGGGTTAATAGAGCAGGTCTAGTGGATAATACGGTTTACACAGCAAACGGTATGGTTCCACCAAGTATACATGATTACTCAGGACTGTTTAATTCAGGAGTCCCGTATAAAGTAACTGGAAGATTTGGTTGGAGCGAAGTTCCAGGTAATGTACAGCTTGCAGCCATTGAGCTAATGAAAGACTATTTCTCTAAAGACACCACATGGAGAAACAAATATGTTAAGTCTATATCAACATTTGATTGGGATTTTGAGTATACAGGAGATGCCTATACAGGCACAGGTAATGCTTTTGCAGATAGCCTTCTAGCTGACTATGTCTTAACAATTAAAGCAGAGATTATATAATGAGCAGTATCGTAGACTCCGTCTTGTCTATGAATTTAGATGTATATAGACAATATGAAGTTCAAGACCCAGACACTGGTGCCATAGTAAAAGAGTGGAACTATAGTAGAACTTTAGCCTGTCACGCAAAAGGCATTATTAGCAATACCTCTACAACTGGTTCTGGAAATAGACAAACATTCTCAAACAAATATGTAGACGACCAAGTTCTTCAAGTAAGGACGTCAGAAAAATTAACAGCTAGAGAAAAAGTAACAAACATAAGAGATTCAGATAATAATGTTATTTGGCAAGAGATTAATTATCCAACCGATTCCCCAACGGTTTTTGAAGTTATGGGCACAACCCCAATGACAGATCCGTTTGGAAGAGTAATCGCATATAGCTCATCACTTAAGAGATCGGAGAATCAGCAACTTGGACAATAGCGCAATGCTGATTCAAGCAGCAAGTGGACTTGAAAGAATGATGCACTCAAATCAAAGCGGGCCATTAAAAGATAGCACAGTGGCTCAGATATCGGCATACGTATACTATGAAGCAGCAGTTATATCTAAACTAACAACAAACAGGTCATTTCAAAATGCATTTGGCAAAATAGTATTCGATCAAATTAACTCAGACTTTGGCAACTATATAGATGCACTTGCTAGAAATAAGCCCAAATCGTTGCATCATGTTTATGAATGGAAAAAGGCTGGCAACAAGACGGCAAGACTATTTAGATTAAATAAGACCGCACAGATAGGCCTATCATTTGGAATTGACTATACATTCCTTCCATCAAAATCAATGGTTCCATCCCAAAGCGGTAGACGTAGACACGTGTTTGCAAATAAGGCTTCAATAATGGAACAGGGAAAGCCACTAGTAATTAGACCAAAGAATGCTGAAAGACTTGTATTTCAGGTTGATGATGAAACAATATTTATGCCAAAAGGTGCATCTGTTACTGTAAAGCGTCCTGGTGGATCTGCTGCTACCAATCAGTTTACATTAGCTCACTCAAGATTCTTTAGCGGCAATCTGGTAAATGACTCAATTAAAAGATCTGGATTCCAAAAGCTATTTAACTCAAGTATTACAAAAGCTTTGAAAGTGCCAGCCAACATTAAAAAAGTTCAGTATTCTTTTTCATCAAACACAATTAGATCTCAGGCTGACGACGCCTTAACATTAGCATTTGGAGGTGCAATGTGACCGCTAACTATAAGCTAGATGCAATGCTAGAGCTAAGAAAGTACTTATGGGAAGAGCTACGAACCAGAGAAATCTTTAATGAAGAAGATTATTGGAGCGATAATCTAAACGAGAATATTGTCCCAATTATTCCAGTTCAGCAGGCCCCAGAGCTAAACCAATTTATGAGCGGAAAGAAGCATATTGTCTATGACAAAATTGGCATGTCCTATGAAGACAATTGGCTAATATGCTGCGAGCAGATTTTGTTTACCGTATATTCAACTTCGGTGGCCGAAATCAATGAGATTAGAAATTACATGACAGATGAGTTTAGAAGAATGGACGAGTCGGCTAGAGATATAAACAGATGGGCAGGACTTTCGGATAAGTTTAAATTCCATAGCGTACATATAGCCGACATATCCCCAACGGCGCCATCTGAAGAGCTTCAAGGATTCTTTTCCTCTGAGATTATCCTAGAGATAAAGTACTCAAGAGACACAGACACCAATGGGGCTTCAAGCACACTGGGTAGATTCCTCTAAGGTTTGCGTTTTTACCCATACTAATATAAACTTGGCTTAAGAGGAAAGAAGCCTAGCCAGCTTGAATTTAAGATTTAAATATATATATATTGAAATATAGGAGGAAAAAAACTATGGCACAATCCGTAGGTAATGCTAGAAATATTCTAGTCGGTGCGTCACCACTGTTCTTGTCAACTATTGACGTTAACGACGCTGATTACATCGAAAACGCAGAAGCAGGAGTTCTTCGTGCTTCAGGAGCTAACACTGTAGGCGTACCAGCATTTGCAACAGGCGTATCATACGCTAACACATTGAATGCTGTTGATCAGACAGCAGGAAAGTTTGGATACCGTAACGTTGGTTTTACTAACAATGGTCTTCAAATCACATACAACCCAACATTCGACTCAGTAACTGTAGATCAGTTGCTTGATACAGCTAAGCTGTTCAAGTCAGCGATGGAAGTTATGATTGCAACAGAAATGTCAGAAGGTACTCTTGAGAACATTGCAACAGTATTTGGACAGCCAGCATCGACTCTATCGACAGCTGGAACTGGAACAGGAAAAGTTGACACACTAGGTCTTGAGGCAGGTGCACTTGGTGCAGCTCCAACAGAGCGTCAGCTAATTGCAGTTGGACTAGCTCCAACAGCATCTTCAACAGCATCAGAGCGTGTATACTATGCTCGTAGAGTATTGTCTGTACAACAGTCACAATTCTCACTTGCTCGTACAACACCAACAACATTCCCAGTAACTTTCCGTTTACTCCCAGATGCTAGCTACGCTGGCTCAGAGTATGGCAAGATTATTGACCGTGTTCTAGTAGCATAATAATTTAGTTTATTAGCTATACCTAAAGCCCCCAAGGAATTGGGGGCTTTGTGGTTGTATTAGTATATTTCTTTTAGTATAATGTTTATGAGTAGATCCTAGGAGGACCTAAATTGGCAACAACAGTATATGACGTAGAAGAGGTACAGCTTCAAAACGGGCAGACCGTAAAGCTAAAGCCACTATCAATTAAAGAGCTTCGTAAGTTCATGATAGCAATCAAGAAAACAGCAGAGTCGCAGACAGAAGACGAGACTCTAAATATTCTAATTGATGCATGTGCAATCGCATTAGAAAAGCAAGTACCAGAGCTAGTAGCTGACAGAGAAGTGTTTGAAGACGCATTAGATGTTCCTACAATGAATCGCATCCTTGAGGTATGCGGAGGAATTAAACTTGACGACCCAAACCTTCTAGCGGCAGCGGTTCTGGCTGGTCAGAACTAGATTTAGCCGCTTTAGAAGGAGAACTTTTCTTACTAGGTCATTGGAAGAACTACGAAGAACTAGAAGAAAATTTATCAATGCCAGAATTAATAGCTACTTTTAAAGCTTTAAAGAAAAAGGAACACGATGTAAAAAAGTTCCAAGCATCTTTAAAGGGAGTAGATTTAGGTGAGTACGACGAAGATAGTAAGAAGGGTTCTAGTTTTGAAGAAATAGAATTGAGGGCAGCAGGAATCACAACAAGCCTCGATGATGTTGTTTCACTTCAAGGAAGATTTGCAGCGCAGGCTGGTTTCGGAATTGGTGAAGGACTAGGATACACTAAGGAGTAACTTGGAAACAAATGGCTGACGAAACAATTAGTACCCGCATAGTCGCTAATGCTGACTTCTCAGCCCTTATTGCAGATGTGCATAAGGTTACGGCCAGTCTATCTCGTTTACAGGAAAAACTAGCAAGCTCTAATAAGATGTTGGCAAATCAAATTGCCGTCATGAATAGATCTTTTTCAGATACTGTTAGAAGCACTGGACAATTTTCGACACACTTTGTAAGCCTAACTTCAGATGTAGAAAAGTTTGGCAGAAATTTAGATGGCGGAAAACTAAAGCTAAATCAATATTTTAATGCTTTTAGAGATCAGACAAGAACTTCTGGTGGTCTAATAAGAGATTTAGCAAAACAGCAAGTAGCGCTACAAAATGCAGTACTACAACCTTTAGGACGAAATGCACAAGGACTGATGCAGTTCAATGTGCATGTTCCAAGAGGCTTGGATACAGTAAAGAATAAGACAGCGCTAGCAAGAACAGAATTACAAATCATGAACAAGGTTGTTCAAGATGGTGCTGCACAAGTAATTAACTTCGGTAAGAACACTCAGTGGACAGGCCGTCAGCTAACAGTAGGATTAACAGTCCCACTTGTAGCATTTGGTAATGCTGCATCAAAAGCTTTTAGAGAAGCAGACCAAGAGCTAGTTAGATTAATGAAGGTTTACGGAGGTCTGGCTGGATCAACGCAGGCAGAACTAGGCAAAGTAAGAGAC